TAGGTAAATTAACATTCCATGTCTTGGGAAGTGGTCTAGTATCAGTAAATTCTAATGGATGTCCATTTAAATAAGAATTAACACTTAATAAACTTACTGGACCAACCGAACTTATACCAGCAACTGAATAAGTAAATTCTTTAAACTCTAATCTACCATTAGCACTATTCCAATACATTAAATCATTATTGTTTGGTGTTTCTGATAATGGTGGAAAAACAACACCATCTATATTAACATCATTTGAATCTGAACTAATACTAATATCACCATTTTCATCAACAAAATCTAAATTTTGTGATACTGGACTATCCAATACTGTTGATTCAATATAAGGAGCTTTATCAAAAAGTGATAAATCAGAACCAGCTAAAAAACTTAACTTAGTTGAGTTTATACCTGGATCAGTATCTTCCTTTGTATTGTAGAAAAATATATCAGTATCAGAAGTTAATAAAGTATCAGTCATTATATCAAGACCACTATAACTCCTTTTACCATAAAAATGTCTTAACTTAACATCTTTATCTGATGGATCCAATGAATCAACACCAATATAATCATCACCACCCACATCAGTTGGTTTCAAACCAGATTCTACATAAGAAGAAAAAACAGCATCTCTTATGTGTTTAGGATTTATATACTTTATATCATTATCATATAAATCATTTAAAATAGAATCAAAATCACGATATTCTGTTTCTGTATCGGTTCCTATGTTTATTATAAATGTCATTTATTAAAATTTAAATTTAAAAGTACTAGGCCCATCTAAAGTAGTTGGTAACTTTGTTTTATAAACAGTATAATTTAACTGATATGGAGAACCAGGAGTATCTCTTACTAATGAACTAGAATCAAATGAAGATAAAGCTAATGAGTCTATATCATGTAAAATAAATCCATTATGATCTTTTATTTCAGATAAATCAGTCAAAAACTCACCATTATTAGGATAAGCAAAATATAAATATCCTGTGCCATCATAATTCACTTCATAATAGTTATCACTATCATATGGTTTTATTAATTTATCAGCGGTTGATACGAATGTAGTAAATTCAATGGGATCATCAATATCAACATTTGATATACCATAATAAATAGGATCAACAAATTGTATAGAAGCTGTCTTATCATAAGGTGGATTACCAGATCCTATTTCCGTTACTGTTAATTTGAAATCAACATTACCAATTGTTGATTCATTAACAGTATGTGGAAAATTATTAGTAATATTAGAACCTGGGTTATTACTAAAATAAGGAGGACCACCAGCATTTGTAGCAATACTAGCCACATTATTACTACCAGTTTCTATACCTGAGACTGGTATTACACCCAAATAATCTATTTCATAATTAACATCATATGAAAATATAGTAACATCATAAGATATTTCAATAGTACTAGGAACACCTACTTCAACATAAACACCACTATCTACACCTAATGTAAAATTATTAACAGATATATTAAATTCAGCCGGAACATAAGGATATAATAATTTTCTTATAACCTCAGTCATTGGCCAATCATCACCACCAAAAGAACCAGATTCAAAATCATCACCTATATTAACACCACCTATTGTTTTAGGAACTAATGTATCTTCAACAAATTCTAAGTTATGTCCATTTAACTTAACAGGAGAACCTGTTATATTAGTAGTACCACCAGGAGAACCGATATTAGTTTCAGTAACTGCTGGTACCACCCATTCAAATTTACCATTAGGATAAGTACCAACATATCTAAGGACTTTATTATTATCTATATCAGATGTATTTTCCGATAAAGTAGGGAAATTAACATTATTAACAGATATTCTACCAGTTAGTGAATTAACATTAATATCACCGTTTGGATTACTTATATTTAAATTTATCACAGAACCAGTTTTAACAGATTCTATATAAGGAGCCATTATATGATTACCTGGAGTACTACCAGCTAATATAGATAATTTAGTTGAATCTACGTTTGGATCAGTATCAATCTTTGTGTTATAAAAAAATATATCTGTATCATTACTTAATAAAGTAGAATTCATTATATCTAATGAACCAGATGACCTTTTACCTAAAAGTATTTTACTTTTAAAGTCTTTACCAGCTGGGTTGTTTGTATCAATACCAATATAAGGATGCCCAGCAAAAGAATCTGGTGTTGTTATCTTAAATATAGAATTTGACCACGAGCTTAAAAAAGCATTCCTAACATCTCTAGGTGAAATTTCTTTAGAAGTATTATTAGACAACCCACTAAGAACATCATATATAGAATTTAATCTGGTGGTTTCTGTAACACCACTACTAATATCAAAATTTAACAACATTTACTTTAGTATATTTTTATTTATATATTAAAAGTCATATGCTGTATTAGCAATTAATCAAATATTTTATTTTATCAAAAACTCAACAGATGTCAATGACCAATTTTCAAATTCACTAATATCAGCACCAACGGTTGAATATCCTTCTTCTACATCAGTTACAAATACATCTATTCCTTTAGGGAAATAATCTTGTTTTGTACCAGCTCCCTCAGAAGGAAATGTGAATTCTAAATCAGAAATTATCATTATATCATTTAAATCATCAAAATCTTGATAAGAACCTTGTAAATCAGTAAAGTAAACTTTAGAAATATCAACCCAAGTATCACCAACATCACCAGTAGAATCAACATCTACTAGACCTTGAGCATCTTGAGCATAAATTGTTCCGTTGATAAAAGTTTGTTTTTTATTAAATAAACCTTCACCACCATCTAATTCTAATGCTTCATCACCAGGATTAACTACAACGAAATTATCCACAACACCAGACCAAGCCATATCAGTATCTAAAGCGTCATCTCCATTATTCCAAACAACAACATTCTTAACAGAAACAGAACCACCAAAAAATTCAACACCATCGTCTTGGTTAGCGACTACTTCTATATTCTCAACAATAGTTCCAGAACCAACACCACCAAAAGTAATACCGTTTATTTCATTAGCATCACCTATATTAGCACCACCATGACGAACAGAAACATATCTTATTATTCCAGAATTATCAGTTTCATCATCACCACCAAACAATCCATTTTTATCAGAAACTGGAATACCTTCTATCTGCATAGATTTAGCATCGGCTGATATCGGAGCATCACCTAATATTATTAAACCACCCCATAGTCCATTTAAATTAGATGGTAGATTAGGTGAAACTATTTCACCAGAAGTAATCTTATCAACTTCAGTAGTAAAAATTATTGGATTATCAATTGTACCATCAGCTATTATTTTAGAACCTCTTGAGACTAAAAGAGCTGTTGCGTTAACACCAGTTCCAGACCTTCCTTTAATTATTGTTCCGGGTTGAATAGTTAAAGTATTTCCAGATTCAACAGAAACTCTTGTTGTTAGTAAATAGATTTTATCACTTTCCCATTCAGTATCAGAAGTTATATTAGAAGAAACTTCAATGATATTATTAATAGTTATATTATCATCACAAGGCGGGTTACCACAATCTACAGGTTTCTTACAAGAAAAAGAAAGTAAAGAGATAGTAGATATTAAGATTATCGTAATTAAGTTATTATTTTTCATACCAATTATATTATATTTTTTCATATATATAAATTGGCTTTTAGATATAACACCTAAATATATTTTAATAACATTTATTTAATATAAAGAGGCAGATAACTTAATATAAGGAAGATGTAATAACATTTATTACATCTCAAATAAGAATTCTAAATTAATTAAATCTTTTGTTTTAACTGTTTTTAACCCTAATTCCTCTACGTTTATTTTATCAACCTGAAGTTCATTATTAATATTCATTAAATCTTTCATTTCTTTAGTGAATTCTTCTAAATTTTTAATAGTGATAGTACCTTCTATTTTGTTACCTTCTTCATCAACTGGTAAAACATATTCACCATTCTCATCTTTCTGAGCATGTTTTTCAGTTATCTTTTTCTCTAATTCACTTTTTGTTTCAAGTAAAGGAGTTAATTCCTTAACAACTTTCATTAATTTAAAAGCACTAGCAACACTAACATCCATATCCATTATATTATTAATAGATTCAATAGAATTTTTATTAAGGTCTGAATTTTTTACAGTTATTTTCATAATACAATTTTTTTTATATTTTGTTATATATTTATATTATATTATTGTTTAAACAAATTGTTTAATTATTTATATATAATTAATATGAATATATTCGGAATAATAAATAAATTTAAAAATAAACCAAAAAAGATTAACGTTAAAGAATTACCCTCGCGTGGTTTTTTCTATAAAGATGACTTTGATATTTATATAACAAAATGTAGTAAAGATTATATAAACCAATATAAAAAGAATATAGACACTACTAATATATCAAAAATATTAAAAAGAGTTACTAGAGTTATAATAGATCACACATCATATAGTAAAGGATATTCATATAAAAATATAATTAGTATTGATTTACTTTTCATATTTTTAGAAATAGTTAAACACACTAATGATAAAGATATTTTTCTAAATCATTATGATGACATAAAAAAAGAAAACATTAAAATAAAATTAAACGAAGAAACATTTGATTACTACCAACCAAATGAAAAAATAATGAGTCATTATAATAATAAAGAAAAATGTTTTGAGTTAAATGGATATATGGTATCATCACCAACTACTGGAGTTGAAGAAGATTTAACACAATTTCTAAATTCTATATCTTCTATACCAGGTTCTGAAAAATTTAATGGATATAATTATAATTTTTTATACGTATTGGGTAATAAGACATCTATTGAAATATCAGAACTAACAAACCTTATTCAAATATTCAGTGAAGATATAACAAAAGAAGAAAAAAACAATCTACAAAAGGCAATTGATAAGATAATGCCTATACAAAAATATAAAATATTATATAACGGTGATTCAATTCCCATATCAGCTAAATTAGATTTATCCGTAATATTTGATTAGAAAAATGTTGTTATTTTAATTTAATATATAATGTATTAAAACAAGAGAGATTTTTTGTTTAATATATAAAATATAAAAAATAATTTAACAACTATGCCATTACCACATTATACACAAATTAGTAACGTAGGACAACCAGGTGGGCCAGGTACATTACCAGATGAAGTAGTGTATTTAAATTTATTTGAGGTAACATTTGTATTACCAACAATACTTCAAGCTCAAGGTAGAGACCCTTTGTTATTATTAGAAAACGCAACTAAAATTAGTTTAAGTAACTTAACTAATTTCGATGTAGCAGATGCGACACAAAGATATAAGTATTCTACTAGAAAGTTCTTAACAACTCCATCCAAAACTGATGGTGAGTTACAGATTCCCTTTCAAGTAAATGTTAATCAAGCTGGATCTATGGAAGTTTGGAACACGTTAAAATCATGGTACGATTTAGTATTTAACTCACAAAATGGAGCTTTACACTACAAATCTGATATCATAGGAACTATTATTGTTAATCAACACGATAAAAAAGGTGTTGTATTAAGAAGAGTTACTTTTCAAAACTGTCAATTAAAATCTTTAACTGGATATGATATGGATTGGAGTTCAAACACAATAGTAGAGAATGTTGAGGGTTCATTTATTTATGATTACTTTATAGATGAATACTTAGATAATAACTTTACTATCACACCACCTATCATTAGTGGTTACTAAAAATAAAAATTATTTTAAATATAATAAAAAACCCAATCATTTATTTGATTGGGTTTTTATTTAATAAATATTAAGATTTTATATATTTTTTCTATTAAAATAATATTATAATAAACATAAACATCAGACCTTTAACGATTTGTAACATATAAATGTTACAAATTGTTATATATATACTATATTGAAATAAATTATTGCTATATTATATGATAATTTGTTTTTATAAACAAAAAAAAATTTAATCTATGAGAAAATTATTTAGTACTTTATTTTTATCGTTTTTCTGTATCGTTTCTATTAACGCACAGAATACAAACATTGATAATATTATATTATCAAGTGATTGGAATACATTGTTTCCACAGAGAGCTGGAACATCGGGTGGTCATCCACAAGGATACACAACAGACTTTTATTCCTATAACAATTTTAGAACAGCTATTGATGAAATGTCAGATTATCTAGTATCTATACGTAAAAAAGAGGGAGTGGCTGGACAAGTCGTTACAGTTACTAGAAAATCAACAGGAAATTCTTATGTCGTTACTAGCGCAACATCTTATTGGGAATCACACAACGGAACCGAATCTACAATAGAAGTTGATTTTGGTGATTTTATAAATAGTGATTCACAACACAATAATAAAAGAGAGTTAGCGGCTTTTTTAGCTAATGTAACAAAAGAAACTACGGGTGGTTGGCAACCAGTTGGTTCTGGTACTATTGGTGACCATTCTACTTGGGGTCTTTACTATGTAGAAGAATTAGGAGCTTGGAGTTGTTACACATCAAGTGATCCTAACTATCCAGCAGTTAGTGGTAAATGTTACTCAGGAAGAGGACCACTTCAAATTTCATGGAATTATAATTATGGTCAAGCTAGTCACTTTATATATGGTGATAAAAATGTTTTATTAAATAACCCAGACGCAGTTGCTGATGATGGTATTTTATCATTTAAAACAGCTATATGGTTTTGGATGATGCCACAATGTCCTAAACCTTCTTGTCACCAAGTAATGCACGACTTATGGACACCAGGTGTCGGAGAATATAGTTCTAGTTTAATGTATAAAAAAGGATTTGCACACACTAATAATATTATAAACGGTGGTTTAGAATGTAGATCTAGTTCAAGTAGTGGTTTTACTAATAAAGTAGAATTAAGGTCTGATTTATACCAACATTATTTAGGTGTTATGGGATTCTCAAATAGTGATATAGCATTAGAGAACTCTGGTGAATATACAACATCTTGTTATGTATCACCATCTTCAACTATGAGTGATTACGCAAATTGTGATGTAGTAGAAGGAACATCATTATGTAATGAACCAAACTTAGGAGAAGATAAAAATGTTTGTTCTGAGTCAATTACTTTAAATGCTGGAACCACTTTACAAAGTGGTGAATCTATAAATTGGTATAAAAATGGTGTTTTAATAAGTGGTGAATCATCGGTTGATTATTCAACAAGTGAATCAGGTACATATAAAGCTACAATAACATCAGAAGGTTGTATAAGATCTGATGAAGTTGTTTTAACAGAAGGTGGTAATATTATAGTTTCTGCTGAAAATGATGGTGTTTTCTGTCCAACTAATGGTCAAAATAACACAACTATTAATGTATCTGGTGGTAATGGACTTTATAACTTTTACACAGTATCAGAAGGTGGTGAATCTATATCAACTGGTTCATCATTAACAATTGATGATAGTTATTTATCATTTGGGGAAAACCAAACATATTATGTTGAAGAATCAGCAGGAGAAACAGATGTTATAGGACCAGACACAAAAATAACTACTAGTAGTAACTGGGTTAATATTAGTGATGATTTGGGTTGGAATAAAATCAGTCAAGTATTCACAACACATAGTAATGTTACTTTAGAATCAATAGACTTTTATTTTGGTTGGATAGGTGACGGTACCACACACACATTAAACGTTAAAGTTTATGAATTCGGAACTACTAATTTAGTTGATTCAAAATCATTTACATATACAAATTGGGGTGACGCTGTATGGAACGGAACTGGATTAAATACGGTTCAATTAGATTTTGATTTAGATGCTGGTCAATATGAATTATCTACTATAGAGAGTGATATATTAATATGGCAAACAGCCGCTGAAACATCTAGTGATATAGGTTATGGACCTTGGACATCTGCTGGTTTAGCAACATTAAATGGTTCGTCTTCACCAGATAATCCAGATTGGGGTATATTTACTAATTATAACCAAGGAACATATAATTGGAAATTCACCAGTGGAGGTGGAGCAGGATCACCATCTTGTGGTAGAGTTGGTGTAAATGTAAGTCATGATTGTTCAGTAGGGTTGAATGAATTATCACAACAAAAATTGAATGTTTTTCCAAATCCAGCATATGATATTATAAATATAGCGATAGAGGACCATTATAATTTAAATGGTACAATTGATGTATATAATTCATTTGGACAACTTGTTATTTCTAAGAATTTAGAAAATGTATCTGGCAATAACACACAAATAAGAACAGATAATTTAAAAGGTGGATTCTACTTTGTTAAATTAAGTTCAGAAAACGAATCACTTACTACAAGAGTATTAATTTCAAAATAAATTATTTAATAAGCATAAAAAAGAGGATATTTTTAATATCCTCTTTTTTTATTTTTACATCTTAGGAAGATTGTTTGTCATGTTATTCATGTTTCTCATCATTTGATTGGAATCAAAGTTCGGAGTACTATCTTGTTGTTTTTCTTGTTGTTTTTCGTGTTCCTTATTTTCTTCTTCTATAATTTCATTTACTAACTTAATATTTTCTTCAAACATCCAGTAAGGCCACATATCCATACTTGACTCTTGTAAATTAAAATTCTTTTGTAAAAGAAGTTTATTTTTTAAGATAAATGTCAAAGGCATCATGAACAACGAAAATACCTGACGCTCCGTTGGGAAACGTCATCTTTGTGGTCACCCCCATTCCACAAACATTACATTTTTTCTTTAGTTCTTTAATACCAAAAGTCATTTTTCCAACAACATCATTCAAAAACTGAAATGACACATCATCTATTTTTTGAAATTCTTCTAACTTAGATTGAATACCCTCATATGTTATTGAATTTCTATTAGGTAACAAAAAAGGAATAATCTTCAAGAAAGATACATTTGGTTTTTTATCCTCAGCGTTTTCTTTAACGATATATTCAGTAAAAGCTTTTTGTATTCCAATATTAGGTGGAGCTAATTCATAACTCATACCATTAACCAAATCAAATTTATATGTTTTAGTGGATTTATCAAAACAAGATTCTAACTTTTTATCAACTTCATGAAAAACAAAATTCTCAGAAGTTAATTCAATCTCATTTTTAGTACCACAACTACATTCAGATTTAACTGATAGTTGTTTTCCGTTTTGGAAAGTTAATTCTCTAATTAAAAATATAATATACAATCTGTCTTGATCTTTAACATCTAAGTAACTACCCATTTTATTATCTGGATATTTAACTCTAACACAAGATTGTAACATTAGATTCATTTTTTCAACAATGTCATAAAAGTTTTTATCATCAACCATTGAATAATTTTGGATTTCCACAGTTTTAGCTGGTCTAACCATTATTTTAGTACCAGCTGGATAACTATCACCACAAGGGAAACTTTTTACATCATAAGCAAAATATTCACTATCAGATAATTTAACATTATTATCAAAAGTATCATTACTTGAGCTATCATCACCAACAGGAATATCAGAGTTCATGAAGGAATTACCACTTTCAACATCAGATATGTGTTTTTTTAAGTAATCCTCTTCGGACATATTATTTTCTTCAGACATATTAGTATAATTAATTTTTTTATAATTTATATATAAATTATTATTTTTCTCCTGTTAAGAAGTTTTTCAATAATTTTATATACAAAAAAAGCCATTAAGTTTAATAACTCAATGGCTTTTAGTATTATTATTTTTAAATTAATTAAGATTGAATAAATCCACCAGAACTAATAGAACCAGGTCTCAATATTGTAATGTTATTAACTATAATACCCATTCCGAATATTGGTTCAACATAAGTGTCTAAAACACCAATTTGATTTTCAATAATCTCAGTAGTGTTATTCTCATCATCCATTTTATTGAAGTAATTGAAAATACCATTCTTAGATACAAATGTTTCACAAATAGTGTCAGCTCTTAATTTAATCTCAGCTCTTACATCAGGAGTATTATATCTCCATTGGTAATCTACTAACATATTAGATAACTCTCTTTCTAACTCAATAAGAGCTTCTCTAACGTGTATATAAGATAAAGATGAAGAAAGTAATGTTTGTGCTGTGTTTTCAGTTTCAATCACATATCCTCTATTTCTCTTAAATACAATAGGGTTAATCTTAGCTGCGTTTAAGTTCTCAATGTCTTCTGGAGTATATTGAATCTCTATGTTAGCTATATTAGTAACTCTACCATCTCTAACACCCGCTGCTATTGTCCAAGGAGTAATAGAACCTGTACTAGACAAGTGCTTTCTCATGAACGTTGAAGCTATATAAGGTGCTGGTGGAACACTCAATGGTCTTCCATTATCATTAACTGTTACATAAGGACCAAAGTAAGCTCCTGAAGTAACACCAGTACCATCTGCTAAAGAGAATAAAAATGCTGGATTACTTTCTAAGTCACCACCTGTTTTCAAGAAACTTGTTTGGAAAACACCCTCACTATCAACAAATGTTGGTGAAGTTGAGTTTTTCAATTGTTTAACAGAAGGAGCACTTATTATACCAAATGCATCTAATCTATTACCACAAATATCAATTAATTGTTGCTTACTTCTTTCAGTTAATCCTAATCCAAATGAATCAATTAAGTATCTGAAATCAACAGCTTCTTTATTTGTAAGTGCTTTAAACAATGGAGTTCCTTTAGCAACTAAGTTAAGTATCTCGTTTTGTTTTTCTTCACTACCATTAGGTAATGAATCGTTTCTTAATCTAAATCCTTTTAATGAAGTACATTTGTAAGTACTAACATAATTATCAATACTCATATATCTTGTAGTTTGTAAATCATCATTAGGTCCAAATTTAGATACACTAATCTTAGAATCACATGTAATCTCAACTAATGAAGAATCACCAGAGTAAGCTCTTTTACTCAAAATTCTAGTTAATGTTCTTGGAGATTCACCAACTTCTAATTCAGATGAGTTATAGTAAGCTGATAAGAAATCACCAACTTTAACTTCTGTATATCTATCGGCTTTAACCAATATTTTATTAGATACTCTTGTATATCCAGTAGGAACTTCAATCTCAATAGTTTGTTTGAAATTTGAACTTCTAGATTCAACTGAGAAGTAAGGTGTAGAACCTTCATCAACTTCTACAGTAGATGATAACAATTCATCAACGAATTCTATTTTAATATCACTATCCTCTAAATACATTTTTAGATAGTGTTTTTTATTAACATCATAAACATAATCAACATCTTCTATTGTTTCATCTGTAGTATTTTCATTTACTTTATAAGCAAATTCACCACCAGTAAATCCTAATATTTCAGCTAAAAGTGTTGGATTATCAGTTACAGATGGAGTAGCATTATTAGTATTATTAACAATAGTAAATGTTCCTTTATTAGATAATGATGTAGGGAATATTAATTTATCAAAACTATTTAATTCCATATCTCTACTAAATACTAAATAATCATTACCAGCGTAATGAGATGGATCATAAGTCATTTCATCTATATCTGCATTCTCACCATTAAGGAAATTAACATCAACCGAACCAAGAGAAATACTATCAGGTATTTTATTACCATAGAAGAAATCACCAGTGTTTATAACACCATCAAAAAACTTAGTGTATAAATCAGAGTATTTACCAATAACACCTATATCTGTATCAGCTTGAGTTGATTTAGATATAACACTATCCGTACCTAATATCATTTCATTATCTTCTGTGTAGAAAGTTAATGCACCATTACCACCACCAGTTGTTAATACATCATCTAGAAAACCAGCAGCTAAATCTGTAGCTGATAATCCAGTATCTAATTTAAATGATTTATTTTGTGTTGATGAAGTCTCCACATCACTTAAAGTCATACCAGATAATGATAACTTATCACCACCATTAACTAACATAGTAACTTTATCAGAATTTGGACTATCTAATATAGATATTAATCTATTAAATGCTTTAAATTTTCTATATCTATTATATATTGAAGTGTCAGGAGTATTGTTTGTATCCGTAAAAACAACTGTAATAACACCAGCTTCAGTATTAGATTCAGCGATTGTATAATCTGTTCCTGCTACTAAATCAACATAATCAGTACCATCTACAGTAACAGATTCAATAGTTACACTACTAAATACAGTTAAACCATTAGCGATTGTAAATTTAACACAACTTAAAACAATATCAGTTGTTGATACAACTGGACCGTTATATTGAGTAGGGTGACCTGTTGTGTTATTAACCAATTTAATAACACCTGTATTATCCAATACAACTGCTGATACATAATTAGTATCTGCTGATATAACAGGATAATCACCAACTGATATTTCTAAATAAAGAGTATCTTCTGGTATATCTATTTTAGCATCACCAATTATAGCAAAAGCACCAGGGTCTATATTATATTCAATTATAGTTTTAGTATCATCACTTGTATCAAAATCTGTTTGTGAAACACCACTAACAATACCTTCAGCATTTGTTGATGTTCTATTACCAGTAGTTATACCACCATTAAAAGATGTTACGTTACCAACTGTATCTAAAGAAACTTCATCAAATCTAATAGATTCAGCGATTGTTTCTTTATAAGATAAAAACTCAATATCTGTTTCATTTTCACCAGCAATTGTATGTCCAATTAAATCAATAGTAGCATTTCTGAAATCAGTTTCTACTAAATCAACATTGAATGAACAGAATAAACCAGTTCTATCAGTATCAGCGTTTATGTTATTTTCTATGAATATATCTCTACCATTATTATCTCTAAAGAAAGGTATTAATGATAAACCTTCATAGTAATTAAGTAAGCTAACATTATTATCGTTAGCAAAATTTCTTATTTGTTCTTTTCTTAAACCAGAAGTATTGAAATATTGACTCCATTTAGGATCAACAGATAAGTCTTGATAATTACTCCAGTCACCACCCACAACAACAACATCAACCATGTAGTCAGATGCGTAATCATTAGCATTTAAATAAGGAGGTAATTTATCAACACTACCATACCAATCAAGTAATGGTGTATCAAATCCTTCTCTTTGTGTTTTAAATACAAAAATACTTACATTCTTATCAGATAGATTAGTGAAGTTTAAAACTCTTTCTTCATAACCTAAATCATCTTTAGTTAAATTAATAAATGATTCTGTGTCTCTTTTCCAAAATCCAGTCGTATCAAAAAATCTTCTATATGGCCCAGTTCTTTTAATATCATTATTATATCCTGACGATGAGGATACTGATTTATATTCTATAACATCTAATAAATCATCTGTTTTTAGTAAGTTTAGTGCAAATATTGGAGATGTTTCCAACATTTTAGATATTGTTCTGTGAAAGAAAGAACCCTTTCTTTCTAAACTTCTGTCTAAAGGACCAAAAATACTTTCTAAGTCGTTTATGTTAGTAATTCTAACTATGTCGTTAACTGGACCTTTCTTAGAAACTCCTATAACTAAATTAGTTATACCTTCTACTGTAGGACTAGTAAAAACTGATCTGTCAAACTCTTCTATAAAGATTCCAGGTCTTTTATATTTACCTATTTGAATAGCCATATTTTGTAATTATTTTTTATGTATTTTAATATATATATAAAATACTTAAAACCATATTTTATAGATTTTAAATATTTTTTATTTTTTCTTCTAACTCTTTTCTTTTATCGGACATTTTTTGTTTTAATTCCTTTTCTTTTTCCGATATTTCTTTTTTTAATTCATTTATTTTCAAGCCATTTTCTCTAATTCTGTTATTAATATCTAATATTTTGGAATTAAGTGAGGGTTTATCTTCACTACTAGCATCAGACAAACTACTTCTGAAATCATCCAATCTAATCTTATCCTTTATAATTTGTGATTGTAAACTTTCAATTCTTTTTTTCATTCTAGCAGCAGAAGTATATTGAGACAAAAATGTATTTCTATTTCCACCTTTCTCAATAACAACATCCAACATTTTAGTTACTTCTTCAGATGTTTTACCTTGACTTTTATTTAAAAGTATATCATCTATTTTAGAAACTCCACTACTATAACCACTTATATGACTTAATAATACATTCAAATCTTTCTTCTTAGCTGCTACATCTGGGTAATCAGTATCACTAATTTCAAATTCTTCTAAAAATAATTTTAAACTTTTTAAATATTTCATTATGTAAGTATATATTAAATTTTATATGTAAAATTTATTTATTTTGTAACTATGGAAAAAAACAATATTATATGTATAGATTTCAATGAATTTGAAACTTTCAATGAATTTTCTGAATTCGTAAATAAAAACGAAAAACTTAAAAACATAAGAACAAATACCAATATATCACACAGAATATCATATAAATCAGTATTTAGTAAATTATCTAAAATTTGGATATTGGATGATTTCATTTTATACATACAACACAAAGGCTCTGACAAAATGATTATAAACCCTGAGTTAGAGAAAATTGTAATGGAAAGATCTATTTGTGCTAATAATAATGAAAAAGATAAAGATTCTGGTGTAGAAATAATATTAGATATAAATACTATATTAGATAGAATAAATGATGTTGGTGTAGAAGGATTAACTTTAGAAGAAAAAGACTTTTTGGATAAACAAAATTAAGTTTTTATATATAATTAACATGGGGGTGATTTGGTATTGATTTGCAGAATCACTGACATTTAAGCAAGTATCGGGTAGTTGTTTAACCGATTTATCAAATAAACAACAACTTATAAACGGAAACGTTCAAAACGAAGTAGGAACTCGCGAAGATGTAGTAGCGGCTCTACAAAACAACATGATCCAAGTAAAGGATTTGGCAGTTGCATAAACCGATCATAAAATTTACACTGAAACTAAACAGGTAAAATTAGAACCCTTTTTTGTTTGTTTTAAAGTTTAAAATTAACAATTTTGTTTGTTTAGGAAAATAAACTAAACTTGTGAACGATTAAATATTATTGACTGAGAAAGACACGAACATCGGAGTTCGTCACCTCCACTAGAAAAAAGAGGGATTATTATCCCTCTTTTAAATCTCTTTTATTAAAAAAATATTTATTTCAATAAATTCCTTATATTTGATATATAGCAATAACACATATAAAAATTAAAGATATGGACTTAAACATCAAAGGTATTATAAATTTAAATTTTAGAAAATTCAAAAGTGCTAAAGAATTATATGAATTCACATTAAATGATGATAATTTTGATACACTAGCTAATGTAACCATAGATCATGACACAGATTCTGTTATCAAATATAAAAAACTATATAAAAAATTTGATGAGATTTGGATATTAAATAACTACCTTGTGGCTAAAAGAGGTAAAAATTCAGATAAAATAGTAATAAATCCAGATTTCACTAGATATCTATTAGAAAACTCATTTAACTATGTGGAAGAATACAAAAAGGAAAAGAAAGAATCAGAAATTTTTATTGAAAATTTGACTATTGATTCTGTATTAGATAAAATATCAAAAGTAGGAATTGAAAAAATAACAAAAGAAGAAAGACAATTCTTAGACGATAACTGTAAATAATATTATTCTACCAAGAGGTATTTATAGCTTTTTTATTAAAATAAAAATGAAGTTTATCATTACCTTTTGGTAAATCACCTATATCTTTAAGAACTAAAATATTTATTGTATTATTTTTTGAAACAGATTCTTTATCCAAAACTACATTACTATTATATTTAATATTATCATTATCTAATTTTATTAATTGATTGTCTTTTAAATCATCATCATATGTAATAAAATATATTAAGGTATCATCAGAAATAGATTCTATCTTATATACTAAGTGGGAATCTGACACTAATACTTTTTTATTATTATAATCTATTTTACATTTACTCTCATCAACAACACACCAAGAACTATTTGGATTTTTATTTAATATTTTTGATATTTTTTTAGACTCAGAGTCTTTTAATTTACTATCTTTTATAATAACAACGAAATTATTAGGATTACCACCCCTTGGAGAACCATCAGAACTTTTAAATTCAATCTCTTTTTCTTTCTTACCAATATCTTGTTTATCTTTTTTAGACTTAAAGATATCCATAAACCCTTCGTATGTTTTTATATGATTCATAATTTATATATTAAATTATAAATCACTTTATTTAACTTCAATATATCCTTCTTCTTTAAAATTTTCAATTTCATTATTTCTATCATCTTCAGATTTGAAAACAAGTTCAACCCAAAATTCATCACCTTGGAATATTATACCATCATAAACACTAAGTCCATACTTATTTTTTTCATTAGAAATTTTTTTGAACTTTTTTGAATTATCCATTTCTTATGTATTTAAATTAAAAATTATTTATTTCAACAGGTGATA